CTGTCCATAGGCGCATCTGCCACGCTTTCCATGGCAACTTCTTCAGCCACGTCTATCCTCCTTAGTGTCGTCCATTTCACAGACAGCACCGGCTATGCCGGCCTCCCTGCAAATGCTGAAAATCTCCATGCCAACGGCGCGCCGGCCTTCTCGGTAAAGCAAACCGTCAGCAAACGGCAAGGCGGCGCCTGGAGCGAAAATTCCGCAGACGTCATCAACCAGCCATTGCAGAAAATGGATGCCGCCTTTCGAACGACCTAGCGACTTGACCACTTCCACCAGCCACTGGCGCTCCATGGCCTCACGCGCTTCGCGCTCGTCTTTCTCACGGCTGGTTTCCCACATTGCCGGATCCTTGCTCATTTACATCCCTCCAGCGCCTGTAATGCCGCCGACTAGCGACTGCATCAGCGTTTGCCCGTCTGCGCCTGCCGGCGTCTGCCCAAGGTTTTTGGCGGCTCCAGTTGCATCCATTGCCGCCTGCCCTGCGCTTGCCATTTCCTGCTGAGCCTGAGCGGCCTGCTCCATTTGTGCACGTTTCTGCCGCGCCGCCTCAACGGCTTGCTCTTCAGCAATGCACGATTGAGGCATGCCGATACGGTCAAGATACGCACGCGCGGTTTTATCGGCGTCCAGCACGTCTAACGCCTCAGGCTTAGCACCGGCGAAATTCGCCAGGAAGGCCACGCCCTGCTCTATTGCGCTGGTTGCTGTGACCCTTTGTGCCTGCGCCAAGACGGATTCAAACTCTACGTCAAGCTCAACGTCCTGCAATTCATCCGGAGGTTCCGGCAGAGCGCCGTATTCGCCCATCAGCTGATAAGTTCGTTTGATGAGCGGGGACAGCAACTCAGTATGCAGTCGCTCTACAACGGGGCCGATTAACAGCATTTTCTCCGCTTGCTTGGCCTGGATCTCTGTAGCAGTTACCTGCCTGCGGTCATCATCCATGAGCATACGGAACAGGTCAACGTAGAGACCGTTGTTGATAGTCTCTTTAACTTCGCGCAAAGCCTCTATTGTATGCTGAATTGCGGCTGCGTCAGGCTGTTGAATCGGCATCACAAGGGGCCGGCCCTGCGTAATTGCAAAGTCACCGTATGTGAAACCGCCAGGATTGCGATCCACGCCATAGCGCCGGAGATTTGTATCTCCAATCATCGGCGGGTCTGCAATCTTATGCTGAGTCCTTCGGAATGTTTCAGTCATTGCCTGAAGCATTTTACAATCAGGCATAACATCCATTGCAGGACTGCGCCCATACACGTCAGAGTGATGAATATCCCAACGTGGCGCAAATGCAGGGAACATGTCATAGCCGCCCTCCGAAAGGATCTGCTTTCGACCAAAACCAGTGGCGTCTCTCAACCAGTACACGCTGACATAAGGCTTTCCCTGCGCACCCACGCGCTGGCCCCACTTGACGTCCTTCCTAGGGAAAACGCCATGAATCACGTTGAGTCGCGTTGCACTTGCACCAGCCGGCCCACGCTCTGCAGCGTTGCGCACCGTCTCAGGCACCTTGTCCTCACCCCATAGATCAACAATCTGTCTTGCAGTCAGGAACAAACGCCTGAAGAACGTATCGACATAGCCGTTGCCGTCTACGTCAAGAACGTATTCACCAGCAGTGACGCGATGGAATTGCAGGCCATTTTCGTCGGCGTCCTCAATCATCAGTCCAGTTCCAAAAGCACCAAGGTCAGCATACAACCCGTGGATGCAGTTATAAAAATTGGATTGATGCAACAGAATACGCATGCGCTCTGTAACTTCATCGAGCCAGACGTTGACGCCGGACGGCTGCTGCTGTCCATGGTCAATGGCAAGACGCAGCTTAAACCAGGGGCGAACGGGGCTTGTCATGCCACCTTGTAACCCTGCTGCCAAGGTGCGCATGCCAAGGACACCACAGGAGTCGAGTAAGCGACTGTTGATTTTGGGCTGCTTGTATGAGCTTTCGTCACTGTCTGAGCGCCAGCGAGTCGGCAGAAAAAGCTCAGCGAGATCCTGCCATGCGGCATCCCAGCCGGAACGCTCAGTTTTGAGCATCTCGTACCGGGCATCAAGTTTCCTGACGTCAAGCTCAGCCATTGCTACTACCCCAGTGTATCGTTTCCAGGCGCATCCCCGACAAGGCCGGAACGGCTCGTGAGGATGGAAGCGGCCAGCCCACGGTTGCGCTTACTGCGCTCACGCTGTGCCTCAGCGGCCGCCTGTGCGCCGGCGCTCACCGACTTTGTGGCCTGCTTAACGGGCGTCTCCGGCACGTCCGGCGTTCCACCACCACCACCACAATAGATTAACGGCATATCACTCTACCTCCCATGTTGCTTTAATGTCCTGAGGCTGCGCAAAGACGATCCACCCGTCAACATGTCTTTGTTGGCGCGTGTACCAAAATAGCTCAGGAATTTTGAATTTCTTTTGGAAGCCAAGCTCCCCGAGCATATTGAGTATATGCCGGTTCGGCGCAGGCACACGGCCCACGAAAGAACTTATCGCACCGTCATGGTGCTTGATGATTTCGAGCAGTCCTTGCCGTGCAAGTCGTGCGGCATATTTGAAATAGGGACGAAAAGCCGTCAGCCCAAGCTCTGCGCAACGGGTGCGCCAGCTTCCTTGAAAGGGCCAAATGTAGGCGAGTCCAGCAAGCTCGCCATCGATGTAGCCGGCCCAAGTCTCACGCACGTTGCTGCTGTTGTGCATCTTGATGTACAGATCCTCAGACCACTGCCACTCATCAATCTCGCTGAAGAGGCACCACAGCAGATTTTCTTCTTTGAGCTTGCGGTAAATGGCCGCATGCTCAACCGGATCATAGATAATCCTGTATGTATAATCCATTTTGCTACCACGCTAACGGGTCATATGGGTGTGCTTCCTGCCTGCGCTCTGCAAGAGTTACGTCAATCGCGCGCGCAACAGGCGCGGCTAGGGTCAACGCCAAGCTGTCGGCGAGATCGGGGCTGCGACCCAATCTTTCTTTGATGTCCTCTTTCTTTTCCAGCTGCATCAGGCCGGAACTGTTGAAAGAGTATGTAGGCGAAGACAATTCAGCCTTGAGGGCTTCATCAGGAGGAAGCGCGCCACCGCCTTTAAGCCACTCAAGCACATTGTACCACATTTCCATTCGCCGGTTGACAAAGCGATTTTGCTTCAACGCTTTAGAGCCGAACGGAATTTCCGTCACCTCAAAGCCAAGCTGGCGCACACGGTCAATAACGCCTGCGCCTTGGCCTGCGTCCACGAAAACGGCATCGGGCTTGCGACTGACTATCTCTGACACAACACGGTCAGCCAGCTCCATGTTGTCCAGCTTGCGGATGACAATTGGACGCTCTGCCATCATGCCACGCCGAAAAAAGATCACACTGGCATCATCACCGAAACGGGCAACGTCCACGCCCATCACAAGGGGTGCATGCTCGTACACATGAGACTGATACGAGCGGTGCATGGCCTCAGACACAAGCTCAAGGGGTATCAGCACGTCATCGCTGGCGGCGTTGAAGTCGCACAACATCTCTTGCTTAAAAGCATTCTCAGACAACTCCGACTTCAGCGCGTCTATTTCGTCCTTTGAAAGCGCCTCAGTCTGCGTAACGGGAAACGACATTGCGCACCAATCTTTGTTTCCTTTCGCTTGTTCGGAGGCGGCGTGATGGTACAACTCACTAAACAGGTTGGCACCCTTCGGTGTTCCAATGAAAAGCGCCCAACCGTGTCTATCAGCCAATGCAGGACGGATGATTTCATGCCACACCTCAGGCTTCATCTGCGCGACTTCATCAAGGACAATGCCGTCAAAATACAGACCGCGAAGAGCGTCAGGATTGTCAGCGCCAAAAACTCTGACAGTAGAGCCGTTGCCAAAAGCAATGCTAAGCTCGCCTTCATTGACTTTTCTATCAAGACAAACGGAAGTGTAATGTTTAAGGTAATCCCATGCGATAACTTTTGCCTGATTGCGATAGGGAGCAACATAGGCATAGCTGGCGCGCTCCTTTTGCGTCTCCAGGGCATCCATGATGAGGTGGTTGACGGACAGCACGGTTTTTCCAAACCGGCGATGAGCCACCAGGACGGCAAAGCGCGCGGCTTTTATCTTGTCGTGCGCATCCCAATATCGCGCCCTGTACGGAAGCTCGATATCTATATCAATCACGACCGCACCACCCTATAGGTCACACGCACATCTTCCTTGGACTCCACCTTATCAGCCGGCTTTTGGCCTATGGCAGCCATAATCTTTTCCAGCGCACCCACATCGCCAGTTTCATACCAATGTCTGAGCGTAGACAAACAGCCGGCATACATTGCGTTTGCAGGCTTGCCACTGTCATCGACAACATCTTCGCCAAAAACAACACCACTCGGCAAAGCTAAAATAGCAAGAAGCGTTTCCTTCATCTGCCTTTCTTGTTCGCATTTAGCCTTGAATGCAGCGCGCCCCTTAGCCTGAATAGCTTCGCGTTCTTCCTTTGAGCGCCCATTGAGAGGCTTCAAGTTTTCCACCCTGCCCTTGCCAGCCACTACTTGCCCCTTTTCTTTTCCTTTGGGTCAACAACATCAAGAACCTTGTCTACATGAGTTTCCGCAGCGTGATTGACCCTGGCTATCACACGCTTGAGCAGTCCAGGCACAGGCAAGTCCAACGCCTCGCACTTAGTCAGGATGCTCAACGCCTCATGCATGGTCAAATAAGAACACGCCCACACAGGCACAGCAACGCTTTGCCCAAGTACGGCATTGATAACGTATTGGCAAACCCATGCAATGATGAGCACGACAGTATAGACAGGTATTTTAGCCAGACCTCTTGCCAGCTTGCGCAGGGAAAAGGTTTTTGTACTGACAGCCAGCCAAATTCCTAGGGCAAAGTCAGCGACAAAAAGGAAGGCCAGAGCGTACACAATGTCCAGTGGCAACCCTAAAGCCTCACATCCCGCCACGACACAAGCCGCACCGCCTTTAATCCAAGGGGCGGACAGGACGCCTCCAAAAACGGAGGTAAAATCGTGGAGGGAGTCGGACATTGAAAGGTCACCCATATCAGAGGCGTCAGCCATCAGAGTACCTCTGCCAGCAGTTCGCCTTCCTGCGCACGGCGCTCGTAATACTCGCCGTTCCAGCCTTTTGCGCCCGACTTGAGGTTGCGCACTGCTCTGGCCCACTCATGTTTGGTGAGAGCGTCCAGCGTATGCTCTCCGCGCCGGCGAAGGCCGGCCCAACCTAGCTGGTACACAAGGCTGAAAATCACGCACTGCGCCTGCCAGGGGAGCGTTTCAAACTTGCCCTTGGCCCCGTAGCGGTAATCCCAAGTCGGCTGCACGACATCATCCATGTAGCCCTTGTGTTCTGCGTCCGTGAGCGTCCTGGCCTCTTCGATGGTCAGGGTGAGCGCCTGCCGGTAGAGCGCCTGCGCGGCGGCCGCGTCAGCCTTGCCGACGTACGGCATAAGCTTCTGCATAAGCTCATCAGAGACGCCCCACTTGCGCAGCTGGTCAGCGCGCTGCTGCCCCAGGTCAACGCCAACTCCGATGGTGACGCCTGAGACGCCCATAGGGTCATACAGTTCCGGCCTTCCCGTTTCAGCGCCGTAGTAGTTGCGCGTCTTTCCCTTCACGCCCTTGACGTAGCACGGAATGTATCCGCGCACGGAAAGTTTGCCTTCCACTTTCGGCAACCATGTAAAAATCTTGCTGTATTCAATTGGCATTGCGCGCCTCCATGCCTCTTTTCGAGAGCCATGCACATCACGGGGCAGGCGCGTCAAGAAACTGACGTCAGAAAATTTCTTTTTCCTGTTTTTTTCTGTTGACAAAAACATGGATGAGGGTAGGATGCATCTCAACGGAACACATCAACCCAAGGAGCAAAAACCATGACCCCGACCCTGACCGAAACCCTGACCGACTTCTACAACCGCTACGTCTTACCCTACGCCAAGCAAATCAACCTTTGGGCTGCCGTTGGCCTGTCCAGCATCACCTTCAGCACGACTAGGGACGGCGCGCCTATCCACAGCGTGTCTTTCCCCCGCCAGCTTTCCGATTCCGAAATGGACTGGCTCGACCACCGCATCTACGTCACCCGTCTCCGCATCATCAACATGCCGATGTACGACTAGACAAACACAAGGGAGGGCTTCGGCCCTCCCACATGGAGGAACTGTCATGACCCGTTTGAACTACATCCTGGACGGCCTGCGCGAACTCCGCGCCAACAACTGGCAGGCTGTCGGCAACTGGATCTCCATCTCTGCCTATGACGCCGAAGGGCGCGGCGTATCCATCACCACCAATGGCGCGGGGCAGGGTGAATTTTCCGATGACTACATGCAGCAATACACTGGCACATGCCAGTTCAGCATCTGCGGCTGGTCAGACCAGCGCGCCCGCCGTGAGCTTCGCCGGCGCTACGATGAGATGATCGAGCGCCTGCGCATGAAGGAGGAGTACAATGTCTAGCTCAATCTACTTTGTCTACGGTGACAGGGAAATCCATTTCCCCAATCACGACTCCGCCGTCCGCTTCCTGGAGGAAGCCGGCTACGTCTTCTCCGGCGAAAAGGCCTTTGAAGTCCACGAAGGCTTCAAGGGCTACATCGAATTCTGGACAGAGGCAGGGCGCGACCTCAGCCATTACTCAGACGGATACGAACCGCGCCTTTACGTTGGGGAGGATGCCGATGGAGAAAACAGCTAGTCCCAAGCGCGGCCGGCCCCGCGCAGAAAAACCCCTTGTGACTTTTTCCATCAGCATCCCGCCGGAACTCAGGGAGGCTGTCGAGAAAGAGGCAACCAGGGAGGGCCGAAGCGTTGCAGGGCAGATACGGCACGTCCTGCAATGCTACTACAAGAAGCCGTAAAAGGCGAAGGCCGGCACCGCAGGAGTTGAACGGTGTCGGCCTTTTGCGTGTTCGCCACATGCACTTGGAGGATTCTGCACTGTCCTTATGGGCAACCTAGGTATCCCCACTCGTCCCGCGCGCGTCAAGCTGTCTGCGCATTTCGACCAGGCGTTTTATGTATACGCGCCGGCATTTATTGCACATGCGCGAACACAGTATTTCCCACCCGCGCACGGCCTCAGACTCATCGCCATCGACAGACTCTGGCCCCGTCATCCCGCAGTTTCCGCATGCGACCACGACACCGCCTTCAACGGTGCGCTCGACCGCCACGTTGTCGCAACTACAATAGGGGCAGGGATGCATTACTTGCCAAAGAAATGCAGAAACATCTCAATGAACAGCCAAAGCAGAACACAGCAAGTCGGGACTGCCCAAAGTATTGCCATCCACAAAGGTATTTCGACCATAGTTGTCACAATATCACCCCTTCCGAATACTGGCCATTTCCATTTTGGCAGCAACCAGTGAGGCATCGAACCAACATTTGCGGCAAGCCTCAAAGCTGAACCGCTTGCACAAACTACATTTATCGTGGCCTACCAGTATACGCGCTTCAGAAAGCTTTTCTGCCAACCAAAATATCTGAGCGTTCATACGGCATTTCAGCTCAGAAATTGCTTTAACCTCAGCGTCAGTCAACGGCTTTCTCATCCCAATCGCCACGGCACATGCGCCAGACAACGCAGAGAGTGTCGAGCAATTCAGATGAAACACGCGCCTTGCCCTCACTTTTGTTGTATGCAGCTGCAACCTCACCCAACTCTTCCATAATACGGAAGACGCCTTCCTTGAACGAATAAGCAAACACAGGGTGCTTAAGTTCAGCTATCTGTAACGCAGCTTGTAGTTCCACAAAAAGATCGTGGTTTTTCTTATCCACCTCTTTGCGATGCCTGCGCATGTTGTTGAGCATTTCTTCTACGTTTTCCATTACCACTCCTTTTTCTTAAAGCAGGATGCAAGATAGTTAAGACGCGCAAGGGAGTCCTGCATTGTCTTTTCGTCTCCAACGCACATGTTTTTCTTGACGATGTCGGCAACGCCGGAAGCAGCAGAAGCAAAATATTCCAGCTTTGCCTTGTACAGCCTGAGATCCTTTTCCAGACTGTCAAGCTTGATGATAATGTCGTAAAGACCGAGCCACTGCAAAACAATAGTTTTAAGGCTACTCACAAAATTCCTCCTCTTCAACGTGGTGCTTGATGCGCCACTTTTCCTTGCATTTATCGCAACGGTAGTTATACGTCAGCTTGCCACAGTCGTGGCATTTGCGCCAGTACGTCTTTGGCAGAACTGTTGCTTTTATATCGTGCGAAACGCTGTCTTTGCCGGCAACTCCTTCCACCCCCTCCACTTCGATTTTATGCCGCTTCCGCAGCCAGTGATATCTAGCGTCACAAGCAGCTGTTGTCCTTCCAACTGCGGCCGCAATTTCCTGCCATTCCATCCCCTGTGCGCGCAACTCGAAAATCTTATCGGTTTCTTCCTGCGTCCACGGCCTACCCTGTTTTGGCTTGCCCTTTTTCCTGCGCTTTAGGTAATTCCAATGCTGCGACAAATTAACAGCTTTTCGTCCAAGCTCCTTGCCAATCTGCTCCCAAGAAAAGCCCTGTCTCCGCATTTTGAAGATTTTTTCGTCCTCTTCTTCTGAAAACGGCTTGCCAAAACCCATCACGCACCATCCTCATCGCCAGGGTGGAGGCTGACGCCGTGCTGGCGTCTCCATTTACGCAGGCAGGCAGGGCAACGGTAGTCGTGCGTGACTCGCCCGCAGTCGTGACAGCGCCTCACACTGGAACCGTCACCGGCCTCCTTTTTGCTCAGCCGGCTGGTCAAACGCAGTTCCCGCGCTCGTGTTTCCACGGCGCTCTCCGACCTGCCCAGAGACTGTGCCAGCCCTGCCACGTCCGGCTTTTCCGTGGCAAACGCATTACGGATAGCCTCATCATCCTCCAGGCTCCACCACGCGGCTGTTGTGCCGGTCACGCCCTTTTTCAGCCGGTACATACGGTTTGCGCAGGCCTGCGGATCGCGCCCCAAACTCTGCCCAACCGCCGACCAGGAATAGCCCAGGGCGCGCAGCTGCGCCATGCGCTCATCTTCCGGTGGAGTCCATGGCCCCGACCTCAGCATCTCACACCTCCAGCGGGTGAATCAGCACGTTGACTGCACCGCCTTTAATTGTCCTGCCGAAAAAAGACAGCAACAGCTTTACTTGGCTGTCGTCCTTCCACACGCCTGCATGCGTCAGCGCATCGAAAACGGCTTTAAAGCCGTTGTCAATATCGCGCCGTCTCCTGTCTGGTGGCAGGTATTCCAACATCACCATGCAGTCGCACTCAAAGGCTCTAGAAGGGATAGCTCTCTTCGCCCTCAGAAAATTGACCCTGCCTGCCACCTTTTTGCGGAACGCTTCCACTCGCTTGTCGAGAATCAGCCTGCCTCCTGCCTGCCTCCATGTATGATTGACCGAAGGAGACCAGGGAAGCGTTATATATATAGCGCCAGCAAGCCCTTTCGTAATGGCCGCGAAACTTGACGCCATCGACTGTCTGGCATCGAACAACAACGTAGATACCCCCTTCATGGACGTATGGCATGCCGTAAACGCACTCTCCGCAGATTTTGTCCGGCCTGTGCCAAACCTGGTTACCTCTCCCACCCCGCGCAGATGCCTGTTTCTCGCGTTCAGCCCAATAACGGTTCATGGCTAATTTTCCCCAAGCGGTTTTCCGGCCTACGCCTCACCCGCAGTCTCTTCGCGATTTTTGGCCTGTATTTTCTTCATGCGTTCTGACAATGCCGCACGGCGCTCTTCAGACACGGGCTTGCGGAAAGGGTTTTTCCCGAAGCGAAAATGCCAGAGCGGACATTTCTTAGCCGGACACTTTTCGACTTCAGTGTAGCTTCCGGCGCAGCAGTCCAAGCACTTGTGCCGGATGGCTTTGATAGGGCTGGTGGTTTTAGGGAGCGAATCCCTAACGTCTTCAACGGACATGTTTCCTCCTACTTTTTCCTACTGGTACTGTTCCGGCAGCTTCCTGCGCGGATCTTCCGGCTCGTCCTGAATGCCGACACCGGCATGGAGACGGTCGAGCAATTGGCGCAGGCTGAAACCAAGAGGCTTGGGATCGCCGTTCCTGACACGCTGCGGCGGACGCATCGTCCACCGGCCGCTTTCTTTAAGTTCCTGAAGACTGGCCTTGCGCGGAGGATTGTCCCAATCGTCAATAAGAGTGTTGCATTTGCACGGAATTGCATAGGGAGCAAGTCCGGGCTTATACAGTTTCGGGCTTGTCGGATAGCAGTAGAACCAGCCTTCGCCGTGACAGTCGGGGCAGTTTTCGTCTCCCGCACGTTTCCTGCGCCGCCTTTCCTTTTCTTCAGGCGTCAATGCAACGTCTTCCCATGCAGGGAAAAGCAGTTTCAGCTCGCGCCCAATGTTGGGCTTAAGGGCTTCCTTTTCCTTCAGCTTGTCGGCAGCCCAATAGATAAATTCGTCAGGCCAATCCTGCACGACTTTATAAGCTTCATCAAGAACGGCCTGCCTTGGAACTGGCTTGCTGAATGCGGCAAATACACCGTTCATTGCTTCATTGAAGACAAATCTTTCCAATCTTAGCTCCTTGCCGCTCTTCTTGCGGCCATTTTTGCTTCATACGCCTTGCGCCCTTCTTCATACCTGCGTTTCTGTTCGGCCTGTTCAGGCGTTGGGATGCCTTCATCGTCGGGACTGCGCGCCTCCATCGTCCACATCCGTGTGCTGAGGAACTTCGCAAGACCAGGACGGAAGCGCTCTTCGCAGACAAAGCCCCTGTCGCTGCTTGCCAGCCGGTCGAGACCGGCGAGAATTTCATCGAGCGAAGAACTACCCCACTCCGGCGAGTGAAAGAGCCGCATGAACTCTGCGCGCCCCTCAAAGGGAGCTTCGCGCTTGACCCTGTCGTACTCGCTGCGGAGCGTGTTGAACTCGTAGTCCCCGCGCTGGTGGTGAGCCTGCGCGGCGTCCCGCCGCTCGGCTATATCCTCCCCGTTCAAGGGAGGAGGAGAAGCACACGCACACTGCGCCTGCTGAGGTGCGTATAAGTCGTGACTTTCTGTGTGTGTGTGTTCTTTAAATACGTTTGGAGTAGGAACGGGAGTAGGAGCTGGGGTAGGAGTAGGAGTAGGAGTTAGAGGCTGCCTTAAGGTGTCCTCAGAGGTATCCTTGAGGTCACCTTGAGGTACCTCAGGAGATTGACCTTGAGATTGCCCAAGCAACCGTTCCAAGGTGACCTTGCGGGTACCTTCATCGACAAGCGCCGCATAGTCGGCCTTGCTGATGCGGGTGACGCCTGCAGCCTCCAAAGCCAGCGCAGTTTCCTTGAGTGCTTCGATGCCCTTGAGACGGGCAAAGCGCCCTTTGTCTGCCCTTGTCGGCTCACCAGATGCCCATGCGTTGTTTTCCTGCCAGCCGTGCAGGCTGTAGCTTCCGCTTTCGCCGTCAAGAAAACCGATGGACGATAGCGCGCCCACAAGCTTTTCCGTCTCGCCCAACCAATCGGCGGCAATGGCAAGATCCTCTTCGTCCATGCCGGACAAATCGCCGGACGGCCTGTTTTCGGCGGCCCACAGCCAAAGAATCTGGAGCGACCGTACCGCTTCAAGCCCAAGCCGGCGCTGAAGCTTAACGGTTTTCGGGTGACGCCAAAAGCCGACAGACAAGCGTATGTCTGTGTTCATAGGCTAACCTTCCGTGCCTTGCTGCCGATATGATTCATAGCGGCGCATGGCATCGCGCACGGCATCAGCCGTGGACGCCTTAACGTCTCTGCGAGTCCCTGCCAGCGCCCGAGAAAGGCATGTGTGCGACACCCCTGCAAGCGCAGCCAGCGCCCTTATGGAGAGTCGCGAAACCTTTAGGAACTGCCGAACATCTCTGACAAATGGTGTATCCATGCGTGGCATTGTTGCCCAAAGCAAACACCTTGTCAACCCTTCGGCAAACAGGAGGCAACATGGGGTTCAGAGAAGACGCATTAAAAGTTGTACAGCAGGCAAAGATAGAAGCTGGCAGCCTGCGCGCCCTGGAAAAGGAAACCGGCGTCAGCTACGCCACGCTCTCGCAATGGCTCTCGCAGAAAAAAGATCCCACGCTGACGCTACTGGCTGCCGTGTTCGACCACGTTGGCGCAACAGTCTGCATGCCTGACAAGCCTAGCCAAACGCCGGAGTCAGACGACAAGAGTCCGCCACTGGAGGAAGAGGTAATCGCCCTCCGCGCCAAGGTTGACGTGCTGGAGCGAGTTGTGGGCATAAGCTCACAAAAAACAAAAAATGTCGGATAATTAGGTTTACAGACGGCAAACCGCTCTAGCCCCGCAAGGGGCTTTTTTGTTGTCCATCGAAAAAAGTTTGTTTTCGATGGTTGACAACTTCGTTGCCTTCAGGCACCATATCTTCAAGCCGGACGGATGAACCCTCCGGCAAAGCCAAACCGAGAGGAACCGAACCATGACAGATTTTGCCGACACCCCCATCGCTGAGATGGACGAGCAGATGGCGGCATATGATTGCCGCCTGGCTACATGCGAACATCTCACTCAGGACGACAAGTGCGCTTGTCACAGCGTACTTGGAACGTCAGACTTCTGTCCGTTCTTCCGTCCCCGCCACCAGGTGCGCGTTGCGCGCCGTGACGATGGAACGATCTACTGCTCCCGCACAGAAAAGCGGGAGTATCTCGACTGCACCCTGGCATGGTTCAACCGCCAGAGCGCTGCCGAGGAGTTTGCGCGCACAGTCGCGCCATTCCTTTCCCAAAGTACAGCACCAGCCACAGCCGGCTAAGGTCATGGTGCTAGTCCCTGTGCGCAGGGGCGCGTTTGCCGGAGTGCGCGGAAACCGGCAGACATTTCCTACCCCTCCGCTCTCGACCTGGGCATGTCGTAAAACTGCCCACAACTGAGCCGGCGTAGCCTAACGGCAAGGCTGACGCCCTGTAAGCGTCTGATGGAGGTTCGAGTCCTCCCGCCGGCTCCAGAGCCAGAGTAGCCTAATTGGCAAGGCACCCGCCTCATAAGCGGTTTCATGGAGGTTCAAGTCCTCCCTCTGGCACCAACAAAATCAAAGGAGGCAAAAAGACCATGACAGAGGTTAGAACAGAACAGAATCCCAAGCCGCTCAGCGTCTTGGAGCAGCTCGACCGCATCGAGCGCATGCGCAAGCGTGGCGAACTGGCCAACGCCATTGTGCATGGCCTTCTCGCCGCAGCTTTCGCCCTTGCGGCAGGCGTCATCGCTGTGTCGATGGTTTTTGCCGCACCCTTCTAGCCAAACCAAATCAATTTAACCATGTGGTTAAATTGATTCCAAGGAAAGCCACATGCTCAACCTAGTTTACGACGAAACCTTCGAGCAGTACCGCGCTGCGGAAGGCTTGAACAAGTCGGGCATCGACCGCCTGCTGCTCTGCCCCGCAGAGTACCGCGCCATGCTCGACCAGCCGGCAGAACCTACGCCGGCTATGAAGTTCGGCACCATGTTTCACTGCCGCGTACTCCAATCGTCGGAGTACGTGCGCTCCTACCACGTCCTGTCGGCTGACCCGCGCACGAAGGACGGCAAGGCCGAAAAGGCAAAGGCCGAAGAAGACGGCCTCACCGTCATCTCCATGACGGACTTCGAGAAGGCGTCTCGCATGCTCCAGAATCTACATGCCAACGCCAGAATTGACGCCCTTATCTCCCGTCTTCCTGGAGACGCTGAAGTATCCTGCTACTGGGAACACGATGTTGACGGGGACACAATCCAGTGCAAGGCGCGCATAGACAGGCTGGCGATTTTGCCGTCCGGCGAAGTGATAGCCGTAGACCTCAAAACGACCAGCGGCGGACTGACAACAGAGGATATTAGCCGGCACATTGCACAGTTTAGGTACCACAGGCAGTCGGCCTGGTACGTCCATGGCCTGGCAGCACAGGGACTCGCCGTCAACGCCTTTGTGTTTGTGTTTGTGCAGACCGTCCCACCCTACCTTTGCCGCGCCGTGACGCTGGACGCAGAAGCAGAAGCCCTTGGCCTGCGCGAGTGCGAAATGGCCGCCAGAATCTACCGCAATTGTAAGCGTGATGAGGTGTGGCCCTCATATTCGGAGGATGTTGAGGAAGTCAGTCTCCCCCTGTGGTACGACCGTATATCTCCCGCCGCCTCTGTCATGCCGACTAGCTACTAGGAGTTAAAAATGTCGCAAGAAACTAACATGCCGGTGGAATACACCGCAGACAACGACCCGCTCTGCGCGCTTGCTGAACGCTACGGCATGATGCCTGGCGCACTTTACGACACCCTCAAGGCCAGCGTCTTTCGTGGCGCAAACGACAACGAATTTCAGGCGCTCTGCCTGATCTCCAAGACATACGGCCTCAACCCCTTGCTCAAGGAAATTTACGCCTTCCCGTCTCGCGGCGGCGTAGTCCCGATGGTCGGCGTGGACGGATACACCGCCATGATGCACCGTCAGCCGGACTTTGACGGCATGGAATTCGCCTACTCTGAAAACACCGTTCCCGCCGGAAACGTCAAGTCCGCACCCGAATGGGTTGAGTGTCGCATATACCGCAAGTCCTGCTCCCGCCCCACAGTCGTGCGCGAGTACATGGACGAATGCTGGCGCCCGACCGAGCCTTGGAAGACGCACCCCCGCCGCATGCTCCGGCATAAGGCGCTTTGCCAGTGTGTGCGTACAGCCTTTGGTTTCTCAGGCGTCTACTCTGATGCGGATGAGATTGAATCCGTCACGGTAGAGGGAGCAAAGCCCAGTATCAATGACGCCATTTCCGCAGCCATCGAATCTCAGCCTGCACCTGCCCCCGCTCAGCCCAAGCGCAGGGGCCGTCCTCCCAAGCAGCCTGCCCCCGCTCCTGCGCCTGAACCACAGCCGGAACCCGTGCAGGAATCTCAGCCGGCGAAGCAGGACAACTGCGGCGTGACAAACAACGCCATCACGCAGATTGAAGCCACTTTCGATGACTACATTTTCGACAACGGCTTTGACCCGATTAAGGCCAACGACATTTGCATGCGCATGGTGCAGGACGGCACTGCGCGCGACCTGGTGGACGCCAAGCGCATGTTCGTTGAACACTCCATGAGCGTTTAAAAATTTCGGGAGCGGTTCCCGAAGCCTCAGCCGGCAATGGTGTGAGCCGGATGAGGACTGTTAGAGGGTTGTGGAACGCCCCGCCCGTAGGTTTTTTCTGTCGGCCTATGGGCGGGGCAACCCAAAGGAATTTTTCCAAATTCGCGGAGCGGTTCCGCGATCCCGCAACGAAGCAGCGGGTGGTTTGGCTGCTCCCCCGCCGAAAAACTTCTTGCCCGAAGTTCAGCACGGCGGGGGAGCCCGTAAGGAGCAGATATGACGATAACTGCCTTTGATATTTATCTTGTTTCACTGGCAGACAAAATTATTTCTCCTGCTGGTTTTATTGCATGTCTTAGTTTAGCTATTACTATTTTTTTATTTGCTATATGGTTTTTTTCTGTTTCTGACACAACATCAGAAGCAGAACAAGCAAAATTTGTGGCAAGAATAACAATGGCAATAACGATAGTTTGCGGTTCTATTGCTGTCTTTGTACCTTCAAGCAAAACGATTGCAGCAATGTACGTCCTTCCCGCCATTGTCAACAACGAGCATATACAAAACTCAACAGGCAACGCTCTTGAAGCCCTAGAAAACCTGACAAAAGAATGGCTGAAGGATACAGTCAAGAGTAAAGACGCCAACCACAAGGAGGAACACATATGATTCATGCATGCTACGGAAGCGGTTGCCCTTACGAAAAGCCCAACGGCGAATGTAAGAAGCCTAGCTACGTCCCAAAGTGTCCTTCCGATATGGACGATGAAGAACTTGAAGACATAGAATTTTGGCGCGAGTATTGGCAAGACCTCAAGTTTGAAGAATCAAGGGGCAACTAAAATGGACGCCTTAGAACGTGGCTACTTCGATAATTTTGAAACATCTCTCGACACCATCGCCGAAGAGCTACGCGGCATCCACCGTGCGTTTACCTGCCTAGTCGCAGAGATTCAGCACCCGAAACCAGAGCCGGAGAAAAAGCCGGCTGTGGACAACCTTACCCTGGCCATGTCCATATCGGCCATGGATGTTTCTACGCGCGCGCTCAACATTCTCATCACACACCGTTGCAGGACTATCGGAGATGTTGTCTTGCTCTCGCGAAACAAACTTTTAGCGACACGTGGCTGTGGCGAAAAAACAGTTCGCGAGATTGAGGCTTCACTTGCAAAGAGCAACCTCAAATTGTCGCAGTAAATCTGCTGGCGGTCAGCAGACGGGGTTCCTGACATCTCCCCGTTGGCACGGGGAGCCGTCTATCATGGCTTAATCGCCAGGTGGCTAAGGGCGGCTCCCCGCATAAGGAAACAACACATGCAAGATTTACACTGGACTCACCATAAGCCGACAAGGGCCGGCTGGTACTGGAGCAAGTTTCTCAATCCCTCCTACCCCGATAAAGTATGCATCTCTGTGATGCATGTTACGGTGACGCATAACCGCTATAAGGCCAACGGCACTGACCTGGATGAAGTCTGTAGGTACGGCAAAAGGCTGTGGGCCGGCCCTTTAGTTCCTCCTGATACTCACGATATTCAAGATGACTAAGATACTTAAGAAAAGGGTAACAAAATGGAACAACTTAAAACAACCATAAACCACCTTGAGGCAATTAAAACCGATGTTTTTAAGCAGAGGTTTTTAAACAAAGGAAACGACAAACTTCTTTTCGAGGCAATATGTTGTATTAAAACAGCCATAGAAAAGCTTGTTTTGGCAGTTTATTACAAAGAAGAAACTAAATTTAAATAAGGTAAACAATAATATGGCATTTAAACCATTCGACAAAGTCCTTGTTCGTGACCCTGGCGTCACGCGCTGGCATCCTGATTTTTTTGAAGCCGAAGACAACGGTGGTTTTCACACAATAGGCGGCAAAGCATGGAGTGAATGTATTCCATATAAAGGCAACGAACTACTTTGCGGTACAACGCACAATCCAGAAGATGAATGCAGTTTTAAAGCAAAAGACATTGTTGCCGTAAAACGCAATCTTGATGACCCTTGGTGCATTAGGGTTTTTGCATCAAAAGAACAGAACAGCAATCTCCCGTATAAAACTTACAATACACAAGGCGTGTATGAATGTTGGGTTTTCTGCCTGCCTGTTGCAAAAATATTCCCTGGCTTTGGAGATAAAGATGAACATACGACTACTTAAACGTACTGGTGCAGGCAAATGTCAAGGTTTATTGATTTAACAGGAAAACGTTTTGGAAAACTGTTTGTCGTGAAACAAACAACAAATTATGTGAATGGAGTTGCCACCTGGCTCTGTTTGTGTGATTGCGGAAATCATGTTGTTAAAAGAGGTGATGTTTTAAGACGGGGAGATGCAACTAATTGTGGTTGTATTGGCAAGACAAAACAACGAACCGCAGTAACAACTCATGGGTTATCGCACTCGCCTTTATATAGAGCTTGGGATTCAATGAAAAGGCGTTGTAAAAATCCTACAACAAAACTTTATGAAAACTACGGTGGAAGAGGTATAACCTTTTGCGATGAATGGCAAAACTTTGAACCGTTTAGAGATTGGGCCTTATCTAATGGGTATCGCAAAGGGTTGACGCTTGATAGAGTTGACAACGATGGAAACTATTGTCCTCAAAACTGTCGCTGGGTAGATATGTACACTCAAAGTAGAAACAAAAGAAATAATAAATGGTTAACCTTAAATGGCAGGACAATGATTCTATCTGATTGGGCAAAAGAGTTAAACGTGACACCACACGTGATTGAACAGCGGTTAAAGCGCCACGATACCGAAACGGCTCTTACAATGCCACACATAAAAAAATCATGGAGCAGGCATGGAGATTAAATGTTTGGAACATTATGGTGTTGGATCTTGTTTGCTTGGACTCGGATTGAGTTACGGTTTCACTTCCATCTATGACAAATGGGAAGACGTACCAGAAGGCGAACAAGTGCGCATTAAGATTGTCGCACAAAGGCTTGCCGATAAAGGGAACGGTGAAAATAAATTTTTACGCCAATGCATTTACTGGTGGAGTGTCACTGCACCGCGCTATTGGTGGAGCGAAGCAGATACTTATAAAGTCGCCACTGTTGCGCAGTCTGAATCGACAATGCATACGATAATGCATCGCGAGTTAACGCAGGAAGACTTTGAGCGCCCTATAAGCCACCCGTACCTGTATCACCTCAATCTTTTAATCAAGAAATACAAAGAGACGAGAGACAAAGAATTGTTCTTGCAACTCAAGAACAGTTTGCCTGAAGGCTTTTTGCAAAGGCGTATCTGGAATTTGTCGCTTGCACAAATGCTCAACATTTATCGACAGCGCAAAAACCATAAACTTCCGGAATGGCACATTGTCTGTGACGCTTTTTCTAAACACGCACCTTATGTGTTTAAACACTTATTTGAATGATGCTTACATTTATAAAAACACTATTCATTTGCAACAAGCAAGGTGAGCAATACGCAGAAGCAGAAGTATCCTGCGAAACGCTTGCTCAGCGTTGCAATGACAAACATTGTCCCCTTGGCGTTTTCGGCTGTCCGTTTTCTGACGGCATCGACTGCACAAAAGTAACGCCACTGCACTGGCAACTCTATCTTGCATACCCTGGCGGTTTGCCGCCGATGAGTGATGAGTAACTGGAGCATGCAACAATGTTCAACTTCTTTAAACGCAAACGCAAGCTAAAAGTCGGTGACCGTGTTAAAGCTGTGTATCACGGCACAGCCCCTGACAAAGTTACGTTTGGCACAATCGAAAAGATAGACAAAGAACCAGAAACAACCTGGTACTTTATCCGCTTTGATGACGGAAGATACCGCACACTGCACGAATGCGCGGTAGAAAAGGCAAAAGATAATGGCAAAAGTTAAAATATTTACATCTATAAAAAATACGAAAAACACCGGTAATGAATGTATTAGAACAATAGTTTTATCCACAGAAGATCTTGCCTTTATGTGCCGTGAGACAGATTGTCCTCTGACTGTAGGTTTTTGTCCTTTTGGCGAGTCCATTGATTGCCAAGATGTTACAGAGCGCGATTGGCTCAACCTGATTGGTGCTAAGGACGAACAGGATGCCAACTAGATTTAGAGTCGGACAGATAGTTGCTGTCAGCAGGCAGTCTTTTCGTGGCAAAGTCATTGATGATGAAACATGGCGCATCGGTATTTATGTCGGCCGCATCAATGGAAACTATCGCGTTGTTCTTTTTCCAACTTGGCCTGACCATGGTGGTGGCGCTACTGTTTGGACAGCATGCGTTCCTGTTCAAGAAATCTGGCCCTTTCTAGGAAACTTTGACCCAAGCATCGTCTAGCCATGAAAACTAAAGCTCCTGCCGTCTCTGCCGATAAGTCCTCTAGCTCTCCCTGCACATGCCAGACGGAGGCTGACATCATGCAGGAACGTTTACGCGAAGCTCAGCGACTGCGCAGACAAATTGCCGACCTGGAACGGCAACTCGACCGTGTGCTGAGCATGGACCACTCGCGCCGTGCGCCACAAAAGCGGACGCTGACCCGCGCGCAGGCACTGGGCAAGTTTGAAAGTCTGGAGGCTCACGCCCATGAGCATCGCCAGGCGTAAAGATGGACGCTGGATCGTCAAATACAGGGACGCGAAAGGCGATTGGCAGCAGCGTTCTTTCCGTGATGAAACAGAGGCAAGGAGGTTTGATGGAGAGTCAGCTTATGATGATATAGACAACGAGCGCCCGACTTTGCTTGAATGTGTTCTTGCATTTCTCGACAACACAACGCATTCAAAGCATGTTGTCTGGCAGTTTAAGTTTGACGTGCTTGGCAACGACAAGAAAGACGGGACGCACACTGAGGGGCCGGCGGAAATTCTTGCTAACCGCTACGTTGATACGCTTATTTTTCGCGACCTCAACACTGTTAGAAGCAACTGCCGTGCGCGCGGAATATCCAATGCGTCAATCAATTTGTGTACGGCACGGCTAAACGCAGCGTTAAACTGGTGCGCAAAACACGATATTATCGAACAAAATCCGTGGGCGAAATACGGGAGGCTTGATGCGGCACACGGATCGCGAATGGGAACGCTCGAAGCTTTTCAGAAAGTCTACGCCTGCGCGGCCGAATGGCTTCAATGGGCATGCAGGACGTGCCTTGCGCTCTGCCTGCGCCCTGGAATGTCGGAGCTTTTCAGTTTGACTTGGCAGGCTTTCCACTGGAAAGCCAGAACGGTCACTGTGTATATGGGCAAAACAGGTTCCACAAAAACCGTCTATCCGCCGGAGGACTACCTAGCGGAGGCATGGGAAAGATACTGTGGAGACGGGAGGGACAATGCAAAACTTGTTTGCAGGAACCGCAAAGGCACTGCAGTGACCGCTACCAACTATGAAGCTGCATGGAAAGCAGCCTGCAAGAAAGCCGGAGAACGCCTGCCGATGTACAGCATACGCCACATCGCGGCCTCTCAAATGCTTGAGGCAGGCGCAGACCTTGCCGCCGTTGCAGCACAGCTAGGCCATGCCAGCGCCGCAACTACCGGCAAATACTATCTGCATGCAATGCCGGCCGCTCAAAAACGGGCAGGCCACGTTTTGAGTTTGGTGCAGCTTGGTGCGGCCAAAACGGAAAAAGCCTAGAAAAACAAGCAGTTACAAGCATGTTTACGCTCTACATCTGGTAGAGCATAAAATCTAGCAATATCAGACGGTTAACACCGCGCTGCACCAAACCTGCACCACGAGTTTGGTGCAGCGCACCAACCAGCTGAAAATTCAGCCGGTTAAATAAAATCAACATGTTGGAACCATCCGGAAAAACCGGATAGTTGACGGCAGGGAGAGCAGTTTCAATCCGCAACCAGGCATGGTAGTCTACCGAAACCTTGGAGGGTTTGCCCATGATCCACGACCACGATATTGCCGGCGCAACGGCCTGGATTTTGCTCGCGATTTTTATCTGGTTTTTGTATCAAGTCTTTAGCGGAGGCTGTTGAGAATGGAGATCAAAACGCCGTCCGTAGCCAACGCCGACTCGCAGAAACAAAAAGAAATACAGCCGTATGTGTATGAAGCTGAAGTATATAAAGACTCGCCCCGTCTGCGACGGCATCTTGAAGAAGAAATGGCAAAGCAAGAAGTGTTGCGTACAAAGTTTCTACATGCAGAAGAAATAACCATGCGGACAAAATACCTTTTAAACCTTCTGCAGCAACCAGGGCATAAAATAGTGTCTAACGACTAAAGCAAGAAACAAAGCAGGGAGAGCAAAAGGGCGTCCACATTCGGACGCCCTTTCCGTTTCTGCTACTTGCCAGGTGCAGGCATTACCACGCTCAACGGCGTACCTTCATCTCTCTGCCACTGATCCCAGCCACGACCAGCGTTGCGGGTGAGCTTTGCTAGAGGCACACGGATGATGAAACTCACAATATCGCCGATTGAGTACGACAACTTCTTTATGGCTTCATCGTCCGAGGGATCCTTGACAACGCGCTTGGCAGACGTTGCCAGCGTATAGGGAAGGCCAAGCACGGTGTCGAACGTGGTGCGCACCGTTGGCTGTCTGCCGCCCGTAGACGCGCCAAGCGCAGCCTTCGCCGTGTCTCCGAGGATGGAGCCGAACACCGGCAGCTTCATGCTGTACTGGTCAATCAGTGCTTCCGTGAAAAGGTCTAGCAGCTTTTCTCCATCGTCATCGCCCCCGCCCGTAATGCCGCGCGCCAGAGCAAGCACCAGCGTCATGGCTATCGCCGGAGCAAAGTATTCATATGCCTGCCACCTGTAGAACTCAAATCTGGAGACGCGGCCGGAACGCTTCGCCTGCCGCATGTACTCGCTGCGCTGAGCCATGAGCGTGACCGCCGAACCAAATGCGTTGACCAGACGGTAGGAGTTTTGGGCGCGCAGGAACGCCGACCGGCTCGATGCGTCAAAGTCGGGGTTCGACCTCTTTACAGCTTCATCAGCAATCGCAACGGCCTGCTCATGAAACTCGCTTTCCTGCTGGATGCTGTGCGCGCCCTTGACGCCGAACTCCTTCATGGCCTTGCTATATGCGGCCTGCCAGATAGCGCCGGACGTCACCAGATCCACCAGGCACAGGGGCGTCATGCCGGCGTTGACAACGCTCTCCCAGTTCAACTCCCACGGCCCGATCTTGTACGTCTTTGGGCGCTTGTTAATATCCAGGCTCTGTGCTTTGTCCAATAAATCCTGGTCGAATGCGCGCCAGCGCGACATCATGTACGGGGATGCCGCCTGTATCTGCTTGATGTAGACCCAGCCTCCAGTGGCTATGCGCCCCATCGCCTGCCAGACAGGCACCGCGCCAAGGTCACCCATCGCCGGCCCAAGTGCAGTAGTCTGGAGAATCGCAACTTTGAGATTGCCCCAAAGGCCAGCAGACACCAAATACTTTCGGCACTGGTTAGCCAGCTTTACCAGGTTATCCTTTGGCGCAGGCTCAGACCGCACGATGCCCTTCAAATTCGGGCGCAGCGCCTTGTAGTCTTCCTGACCAAAGCAGCGGATGTATTCTGCCGCAAAGCGCCTGTCCTGCGTCACCTTGTCTGCAAAGCGCACAGGCTCAGCAAAGTAGATGAGTTTCAAAGCGTCCTGCACATGATCCAGCAGGGTAGACGTGCTGAACCGCAAGGGATGCTTTGTCTTCCGCTGGCGCGACTTTGTGTGGCCCCTCCTGGCAGCCGGCGCAGCAAAGAAGCTTTCCGTTGTGGCAAGCACAGCATCCCTTTCGCCCCACGCCTGCGCATCAAGAGACACGTCTTTGTCGTAGTAGATAGGATAGTAGCCACCGCGCAACGCAACCTCGACTCCCTGCGCGCGGAACGCCATAGGCTCTACGTCAACACGGCGGGGAGCAAAGCCGTAGATGCTGCGATGCACGGCAACTGTCGGCTCCCACAGCGTTTCAATCGCATCCCAAACCTTTTGGACGGCCGCCCAATCCTCTGCCGTGAAGATGCCGGATTGATAGACGGCGTTTTCCGGCACCTCTATTTCATTGTCCTTGCATATCTGCGCGGCCAAGTCTGAGCCGACAATGGCGGCCAAAGTGCTGTAGTTCAGATCTGGATACCCGCCGGTGATGCGCTGGCGGTTGCCTTTGTTGCCGCAGTTAAGAGCAAGAGCAAGCACCTGGTCTACCGACCACGCCGACCGGCCCAGCTCCTGCCGCAAAGCTTCCGGCAGAGCAACCGCATTGCCATCGGCATCTTTCAGCTTGATGAGAGTGCCGTCTTTGTTTCCGTACTCAGACTCCAGACGCACATACGTCTGGCGCAGCGTATCCAGCGGTTCATCAAGCTTTTTCGTCAAATCCTTCATGGCCACCTTGAACTTGCCTTCAGCCTCCAAGATCGGACGCATCAAGGCACTTTCAAGCGCGCCGGCCTTGCCCTTTGGCCCCGCATTGACAAAGCCATCAGCCTTGCGGAACTGCCACTGCAGCGCCTGGATTGCGCCGAATATCTTGCGCCCGACATTTTGCACCGCCCTGCGCCAGCTTCCCTCAGGCGCGTTTTCCAGCGTAGCCAGATCCTTCATGGCCGCCAACGCAGACTCGACAAGGTCATTGACGCGCGCCCTCATGCTGTCCTTACTGTTCTGATTCTGCTCCTTCGATGCATGGGTAAAGAAATTGAAGCAGTCCATCAGATCGTTATAGTCGGCCCACGTCAAAGACTGCCAGGAGCCGTCCTTGGCGTAGTCGGGAAGACCGCCCTGCATGATCCATTCAGCGAGATCCGGCGTGACCTCTGCCGTAGCCTCGCCCTGGTTTTCAGCAACGCAGGCTTCTACCAGCCCCTGCATGCTCATCTGGTCAAACTCTGGATCCGGCCCCCACCGCTTGGGTTCGCGGAACCCGTACAGTTTCATCAAACGATGAAGAGCCGTTGCCGGCACGGGAGCAATTGCGCCAGGAGCCTTCCGGCACATCTTTGTCATTCTCGACAGGTTGCGCTCCACCATGTCGCGCCGGCGCTTGGCCTCACGCATCAGAGCGTAGGCGTAGCGCGCCTTCCTGACGGCCTCAACAGCCCTGTCAGGGTCACGGCTTAGGATTGCGTTGTCCTTCCCTTTCAGGGCTTTCCTGAGCATCGCCGCATACCTCTTGGGGTCAATCTGGCCCACCGGCGTAGCGTCCAACTCTTCCTTTGCCCTGCGCTGGTACTCAGCCCACAGCGCCTTCCGCTCTGCGCGGACGCCTGCCAGCTTGGCCTCCCTCTCTGCCTTGGACTTTGCCCTGGCTTCCGCTTCAGCCTGCGCCGACTCAGCTTTCTGCTCTGCCGCAGCCGCGCGGGCTTCAGCTTTTTTCTTGCCCTGAGCACTGGCCCTGCGCTGCATCTTGGCCGCCTCATCTTCCAGAGCGTCCAGGAAATCGCCGTACTCGTCACCGGCTAGCAGCCCGTCCTCCACGGTGTACTCTGCGTCCTGAGACTCCAGAGCCTGATTAGCCAGCGCCTTGGCTTCGTCCTGCAGCTTCTCGCCGTTAAGAACAATATGCTCATACAGCATTTGGGCTATATCGTCGGCGTTGCCGCCAAACTCGCGCGAAAGCATTTCATCGTCAAAGCCCATTGCGATAACGTCCAAAGACGAACCGTCACCAGAGACGATCACCTTTGGCAGGCGCTTCCTCAGCTCATTTGCTTCCTTCTTGTTCAAATATTCCTGCAGAGACTCGTAGTTGATTCTGCCGTAACCGCCGGTTGCAAGACGCCACAGAGGCTGTTCCATCAAAGATGTAAGGGCCATGTCGTAGGCAGCCTTGTATCTCTTCCTTCTATCTTTGGCGCGCTCCTTGTCCACACGAGACGATGCAGCCATATGCGCGCGCGTGAGCAAATCTTCAAGGAAAGCATAGTCGCTGGCGTTGCATCCAAGCATGGCAATTGCATCGGGCATCTCGCCAAGCATTGTCTGCGCAACCTCATCAGACTGCATCTCCTCTTCCGTTGCAAGCATGCGGTCGTAGACGTCCTTTATTTCAGGCGTAATGTCCGCGCCGACATAGTCACGGATATTCTTGTAGATAGCCAACAACCATTGCTTAAACCGTGCAAACACGCCAGCAAGCGCAGTCGTGGGTGCTTTGCCAGTAGCCAAGTATCCCTCAAAGCCACGCGCAAACTGTTCCTGTACCTGGATGTACTGCTCTCGCGTGAGCGTACCTTCCACAGGAACGCCGGCCCATTCACGAATTGTCTTTAAGTCCTGACGCGCCTGCTCAACTGCAACGTGATGCCTCTGAAGCTGAGTTAGCGCATCAATATGAGCAAGAATGGTTTTCTTATCGTTGGATATTGCCTCCTTGTCCGCGCCTTCAACATTCATCGACTCGTCAAAATGAACAACCTGCGCCTGAAGCTCGGCGATAACCTGGCCCATCTCTTCAACAGGGATATTGGCATACTGCTCTGCAACGCCTCTAAGCATGCCGGTCTGAACAAGGGCATCGATGCACGACTGACGCGCGGCCATGCCGTCATCAGCGGCCATGTCCTCCAGCAACTGGTGATAGGCATGCGCAGACTCATGCGGAACGGTGGACGCATCATGCCCCTGGAAGATACGGATCAAATCCTCGCCCTGAACGGTGCGCGTGTATGAACCGCGCGGGGAAGACGCCTTGGAAGCCTCCATCGCCTGATACAGCGTGTTGTAAATCTGGATAGCGTCTTCATCCCAAACGACAAAGCAGCGACCGTCTATGCCCCCTTCATAAGTGATGCCAAGAACTCCATACTCTTTAAGCAATAAAGATGCAGCTTTTTTGTAGTCACCCTTAACAGTATAAGAAAGCCTGTTTGCTATTAAATCGTATATACCGCGCCCGCTATACTCATCCATCTCTTTTATAAAGAACAAACGGTCGTCACCATCGCTGTCTTTATAGTTTATTTCAGGATGGTCTAAAAGAAGTTTTTCAATAGCGCGTTGAACTTTTTCTGGTTGTTCTGAAAATCTTTTTTGTTCATCAAGCAAAACATCGTTGTCAGGGATTTCAACTTCAAAAAGCTGACCTTCGTCTTTGTTAATAGAAACAGAAAGACCTGCGCTTTTGACTTTGTCGAGAAGTTTTTGACGCTCTTCTTTTACCTTGAGCTGTCTTGCAACGTATTCATCAATTTTCTTTTCGTTCCACCCTCGATCTTTAAGGTTTGGAACTGTTTCTGCTATATGTTCATCTACGTCATTTACTTCGTTTTGCATATAAGAAACGATGTCAACATCGGTCTGACCGCTAGTCGTACCTTCGTCGTACATAGCCTCTTCTGCAAGATCAACAATCTTTTCAAGGTCTTCTGGTTCAAATATGTTTTCTAGCTCAGACCTCTCAAGCTTTTTACCGTTGACAATATAAGACAAAGCGTCTTTTAAAAGCTTGCGTCTATAGCCTTCGCTTACTTCACGCTTTTGCGCGAAATAAAGACCCCATCCGTGAACCTGTGCGCCCTCGCCAGTGCCGATGTGGTCTAAGGTAAACTTGTCGAACCGGTGCGGAGTTCCATGCCAAGCGCGCTGGAAAAGCTCGTTCACATAGTCAACAAAGCCTTGAGATACATTGCTTGACGTTTCCGGCTGTTCCTGCACGTCCTGGTTCAGCGTCACGCCCTCAGTCCTGTTCGGCCTCTTGTAGGCAGTCGGATATTCCGGCCCGCCCATGATGTAGCTCATAGGGTCAACCTTGGCGCGGGACGCCTGCAACGCTTTCGCACCTATCGGTGCGTTGCCGTTGGCCGCGCTCCAATCGATGAGCTTGACCAGCTTTTCCGTGATGCTTGGATCTTCCTTGTACTTTTCGTCTAGACCGGCTTCGATTGTTTCCTGCAACGGCGTTGCGGCCGCCTGCATATTTATCTTGGCAGGGTTCACCACATTGAAAGCAGTGTCGGTACGAGCATAGTCTTTCTTAAATTTGAAAGCTTTTTCGTTAATCTTTGACCAGTCTATCTTGTCCTTTTCGACCATGTCTTTCCACATGGCCTTAGCTCTCTTTTCGCAGTGACTACGAATAGTAGAGAGGATATTCATTTTTGCTTCGTTATCTTTTGCATTCTTTAGTTTGTCTGCATATTTTTCTTCTATGTCGGCAAACACTTCCTGTTTGAAACAGAAGCTTGTAAAGACAGGATACAGACCACGATCCTTGCAAAGCGTCAGGTATCTACGCGTTCCAACTTTGTCTGAAATGCCTTTTACTTTGTCTTCTTTTTTCGGATTTGTGATTTCATGCATGCGGACACGGCCTTTCTCTGCGCCGGTGTCCGTTATTTCGCGCTGCAACCCTTCGATGGCCTGTTCAGTCTGGATTGCCTGAAAATCCTGCCAGCCAAGTGTGTTGTAGTATTCCTTGCTAAGACCGCTGTAATGGAACGGGATAATATAGTCTATCCAATCCTGCTCCATCGCCCACCGCAAAATGTTGTCAGAAGAAGCCACAAGGATGACGCCGCAGTCCTTATGCGCGGCGCGCATCTCCTTCGCTTTTTCCCAATCCCAGCCTTGTGCAACGTCCGGCCTGATTTCGCCGGTTTCTGGATCCTCTTCAGCAAAGCAGGACATATTGATTTTCTGTCCAGTATCGCCAAATATATCGACATACAAAGGTACTTTTGTATAGGCGTGCGACTTTGCGCCTATCGCAGCCATGTCGGCAAACGCCTGCATAAGGTCAACTACATGCTCAATCTGGAAGTCTGACGTAGAGAAGAAACGCAGACCGGCATAGCCGTTGAGCAGTTCAACCTGTTCCTTTTTCAAATCAAGCAGATTGCCGACATATTCTTCGTACAGCTTTACCTTGTTCTGCTTTGTGTTTGCCGCCTCAAAGTTGAGGAAGCCATATATAGAAGGAAACTTCTTCTTTGTTTCAATAGCCTGTTCCGTGTCTGCTGTGGCAGGGTCAAGAACAAAGTCGGCGTTAATGTCTTCACGGGTCAGTCCAGCTTTTTTAAACTCTTCCCTGGCGTCCTCCACCTTTTTCTTCCTGTCAGGCTTCCAGCCGTCAGGGATGTCCTTTGTGCCGGCAATCATGTCTCTTGCCGCGCCCACGGCCTCAGTGGCGCGCCGGCGGTTGCTTTCAACGTAGCAGTAGATGCAGGGAGCTTCCTTGCCCTCTGCGCGGTACAGAGCGATAAGCGCCATGTTTTCGTCAGCCGTCAGCGGCCGGCCTATGCGGCTCTGCACGGCGGCCGCCGTCTTGGCCGCAGAAAGCCTCTTGACGCACATGGAGGAGGCGTCAAAGGAAATCTGGTAAATCTCATCGATGTTGGTGCGCACGGGGCCGGAAGCACGGAAGCCGGCCTTTGAACGGCCTGGCTTGGCCTGTCCTGCGCCACGCACCTGTTGGGCAATCAAGTCCGAAATGGCAATGCCGTCTTTGGTTTTCAAGGCATCGATGATTTTCATTTGGCCTTCGATGCCCTTGATAAACTTTTCTATCTTCTTTGCGGGGACTTCGTTTGCCTTGCCCCACGCGCGCAGACGCTCCTTCCACTCGGGAAGGTTCTGCACCTGGTACAGTTCGGGGCCGGCTACAGCGTCAGCGTCAGGCGTAGGGCCATCGCCCTGGAACATCGTTCCAACAATGCTGACATCTTCGCCGGTGAACACGACAAACGCGCGCCCGTCCCTTTCGCCAACGTAGGTGATGCCCTTAACGCCATGCTCAGAAAGCCACTCGGACGCTTGCCTATCGCTTCCCAGAGCGCCGCTAATGGCGCTGTAAATGTCTCGACCAACGCCGGAAGGATCTATGCCCAACTCGTCAACGGCAGCCTGCACGGCCTGCTTGACGGCCTCCGGCTGGTTTTCAAGCGTGGCCTGCTCGTCTAGCAGGACGTCATTCTCAGGCACTTCAACTTCATAGACTTGCCCCTTGCCTTCAAGATTGGGAAGCACTTCGCCTCTAAACCACTCGGCGGCGTCCTCATCGTAGTCATCCCAATCCATCTCTTCGGCGTTCTGCTTGAGCATGAAGTCATCAACGATTTCCAGCTTGTCGTAATCGTTTTGACGGTTCAGAGACTCGCGCAGTTCAGTCAGGCTTCTGCCGTTGTAGGTGTAGTCGGGGCCGGCGGCCATGATGCGGTAGCCGTTTGCAATGCCTTTCGCCTGCGCCACATAGACGCCATGACCGTGCGCCGCACCGCCCTCGCCTTCGCCGGCATGGCGCAGGTCAAACTGGCGTATGCCTCTGCGGCCGGAACCGTGATAACCCCTCTGTTCCAATTCGTTGAGCATGGCAAGGCGCGCTTCCACCATTCTGTTGACGGCCTGCAGCCGGTCACGTTCCTGCTGATTTTCGCCGGCCGCCTCTATCGCCTGCTGGTTCGCAAAATACATTTGCGACAGAGCATCCCTATCCGTGGAAGATGAAATCTGGTTCCGCACGTCCTCAGACACAAGCTCCGCGTTTTCCGTCTGCGGAAGACCGACAGGCACGGTGTACGTCTGCCCGTCTTCGCCGACAACGTATTTCCTGCGCTTCAGCCACGACAGAGCATCGAAGCCCTTTGCCTGTAGCGTTGCGGCCTGCACGGCAAGGAGCGTAGAGTTGTCGCGCGCCTGCTGGCGGGAGATGCCGGAATCGAGCAACTCATGATACATGCGGCTGAGTTCCTGCGAAACGCCTGGAATCTGGTTTGCCTTCCGGCGCGCCTCAGCCAACGCACTGCGACTGTAGGCATTTGCGTCCATAGGCTGTGCGCCTTCGGCTGCAGTATGCGCACCTGGACGGATGGAGACATGCTGATACAGCTGGTCAAAGGTAGCCTGATCCACGCGCGTTTCAAGGTCGCTCAATTGAATCGGAACGGCACCGCCCTCGTCAGCTAGCTGCGTCAGTTCCTCTTCCGTGACGCCAAGCGCATCAAGCACGGCGGCATTGCCTTCCTGATACAGCGTAAGGGCCGCTTCCGCATCCACATAGCCGGTGGACGCCATCAAAGGCTGTTTGGCCTCCAGCATGGTTTGCACGACCTCAGGCGGCATGCCCTTGTCGATTGCCATTTGCGTAATCTGACGGACGCCAAGGAGGAAGTCGGCCTGCTCACGCGCTTTCTGCTGCATGTTGCGCGTCATTGCAATTCGGACGCCACCACCCAAGCCGCCCCACATAGCACCAACGGCCGCTTCAAGCATGGCCTCATCATTTGCCTGCTGTATGTTTTTCCAATCAAACAGGTTGCTGACAAACCAATTGGCGCGGTCAAACACATTGTTGCCGTGCTTCTCCGACAAAGCCCAAGTGTGGGCAAGGTATTCCGGCCATTTCTGTGCCCACTCTGTCGCGCCCTCACTAAAAATGGACGTCACCGCCTTGAGCATCGCTTCCCGCATGCCCCTAGCGCGGAATATGTCCACAAAACTCTCTAGGCCGAATTTTTCCATGGGCGCTTGCATCAGCGCATTGCCAGCAGCCGCTATGCCTGCAATCTCAGGCGATACGCCCTGCTCCCGCAGTTCGCCGTAGGATCCGCCGGCAATCTGCGCGCCCATGACGCCCATGCCGGCAAGGCCTTCGCCGGCCTTGGCAAGCAAAGGATTTACAGCCGCAGCGGCCCTTGCGCCTGCGACTTCGCCGGCACCTACGGCAAGCGTTCCAGGCATGGGGCGCTTGAACAAAGCAAGAGACATCAAGTTCCAAGCCTGCTGCGGAACGGATTTTACAAACTCATCCCACAGCGCGCCAACCTTGTCTTCCTTGGGCCGGCCTACGCCGAATTGCTCAGCCAGGTTGCGGTAGCGGTCAAGGCTCTTGGAGGCACCTTCAAGGTATTTGGCCGCCGGCTCCATACCGATGTTTTCGGCAAACATCCTGCCGAAATCGACAAAAGCCTTGTTCGCCTGCGCAGCACCCTCAGTCAGGTTGTAGCCAAATCGCTCGACCGCCTTGCCACTGTCGAAGGCCAGCCAATGCATAAGCTCATTGCCCCAGTTTGGGGCGTCCTTGAAGAAGTCCACCACGGTGTCGAGATAGTCGCGCGCGTAGGTGGCGTTGACCTCATTCTGCGATGCCCACATGGACATGTACTGGTTTTGCGACAGATTGCGGATAACAAGTTCACGCTTGGCCTCTTCCTGCGCCTTTGTCACCACGCTGAACGGCATAGCAAGCTGGTCAGCCAAAAGCTTGCGGTCAGCAATGCTCTGCGCCGTGTCTCCTTCAGACGCTGTCTGCGCGGCCGCCACGCGCTCCCGCGCGGCGCGCACAGCCATGTCGTACTGCGACTGAGCCTCTACGTTGAACTGCTGCAGCCCACGGTCAACGGCATCAGCCCCCTCTTGCATCCGTTTGCCTACGTCAGGCTGAGCAATGGTTTCCATGAACGGTTGCAGTTTGTTGCGCTCACTTTGTTTCGTGTCGAGTCCAAAGCCCTGCGTTGCGTCCCCGTCTTCCTGCCCCTGCGTCAAGGAAATATCGTCAGCCACTATCTTGCCCTCCTGGCATTTTCTTCAGTCAGCCCCCACCTAGGCATGCCAATCAACTCGCGCAGCGCGGCTCTCCGCATTGCGTCTGTAATTTGTCCACGTTTTAAATCTGGACGCTGAGTGTATATCCATTCATCCACACGGCTCCACATTTGCTCTCGGCTGGTGACGCCTTCGAGTTTCAGCCCTTCGGGTATGTCGCCAATCTCCCAATCGCTGTCGTTGTCAGCCCACGCCTTGTAGGCTTCCTTGCCAAACCAGCCCTTGCCCTTAACCATGCCTTCAGCAATCGACTTTTCAAGCTCTTGCTCTGACGGAATTTTCCCAGGTGTCATGTCGGCGTAGACATAGTTGGCAAGGTCAGCAGGAATCATGTCTCCATCTTTGACCGTATCACCCTGCTTGCGCTTCCACTGCTTCCAGGCATTGTTTATTTGCGTCATCTGCACAATGCCCTTCTGCCCCCCCTTGCTTTGATACTCAAGGCAATCGTTTATCTGTGCATTGGTGAGCTTGCTGTTGACGGCGGCGGCTTCAATCTGCTGACGGCTTGTAATTTCGCCACGGTCAATTTTCATTTTAATTTCTAGCACGGAAGCCCTTGTGTTGATGTTGTCTTCCTTCTTCCCCGTCACGCGCAGAAGCGCTCTAGCGCCTTCTTCCTGCGATATTGTTCCAGCTGCCACAGCTTGTCCTATTGTGTTGTTTTGCGCAATCGGATCTAGAGACGCAATCTTTGCCGCCCAATCATAAACGCGCTGTTCCGACTCAGCTTTGTAAATATCTTTCTGGTGTTTGACCATAGGTCGGACAAGAGAATCAACCTTGCTGTAAAGCGCGGGGTTTTCCTTTTGCATTGCCTGCATGCGCTTGTCGTATTCGTAATCCAGTCTGTCTGCCGGCACAGCCTCCAGCTCCTTCCACATGCTGTTAGCCATAGCCTGAGGAGCAAGGACAGACTGAAAATGCAACTGCGTGTCAGGTTTTACGCCCAAGCCGGAAACGCCAGCACCGCCTCCAACACCAGGCAACGCCGGCTGAACACCGCCCTGAGGCATAGCAGCTTGCGCGGGAGCAGAAGCCTGCCCCTGCTGTTCGCTTTGCAGTGCGGCCAAAATCTCCCTGCCCCGCTGGCTCTTGGCTTTGTCGCTCGAAGATGCCATACCCTGCGCCATTTCCATAAGCTGTGCAGGGTTCAGGTGCATACCCTTCCAGGCATCGTATGTTTCCTTGGCTTCTTTGCTCATCTTGACGGCAGGCATAGCCTGCGCCGGCTGAGCTTGAGCGCCAGCAGTCCCGCCTTTAATATGGCCTAGCACCTTGTCGGCGTATTCCTGCGCCTCTTGGGGCATTTCCTGTCCATTGACGCCTTTACCCGTCTTCTTCCACGCATCGACATTGCCCGGCCCCCAGTTGTAGCGGAGCAGAGCTTCGCGGACATCGCCGCCGGACATTTTCAGCATCTTGGCGAAATACTGCGCCCCCATGCGGATGTTGTCCTGCATGTTGTCCCTGTTACCGCCAATCTCCTTGGCAACGGAAGGCATAATCTGCATCAGCCCTACAGCGCCAGCTCTGGACGTGCGGAGATCTCTGCCGCCATCGCTTTCCTGCATGGCAATGGCCTGGAGCAGAACAGGATCAACTCCGGCCTGCTGCGCCGCCTGTTCCAGCATAGGCTTGTACTGCGGAAGCACATTAACCGTCCCGCCACTGCCACGTTGCGCACCAGCCTGCTGAAGTGCATTCAGATTGGCCGCAAACAACTTTCTGCCCTTGTAGGTGTCGAGATACTGAGCAAGAGGCATGCTACGGACGCCAGCGCCGGAAGCGTTTTCGGTGACCATGACAACGCCGTTCTGCATAAAAGTCATGGCAACATGGCCTATGTCGTTGGGCCGTTCGGATTTTGTAGCCCTGACGTGTTTGGCGTTTGGCTCGGCTATGCCGATAAGCCAGCCGCCGCTTGTGATGGTGCCGGCGTTGACTTCGCTTCCCCGATAGAGATGCCCCGACAGCCTGCCTGCCGTATCAAGCATGTGCTCTGAGCTTCCGTCAAAGATGGAGCGGTACTGCGGAGCAACCTGATCCTTGCCTATCGTGCGGATGTAGGCAGAGCAGTCAAAACCGCCTACACCACCGTACTTTCTGCCATTGTACTGTGCGGCCCTTGCCGCAATCGCCTGGTCAAAAGAGCCTGCAACGCCACCGCCGGCAGCGCCATGAAGCAGAGACTCCAACCCCCGTGTGTCTCCTAGCTGAGCAAGGGATGCGCCCCGTTGCCTCACGCTGGAGTCGTAAGAGTCAAGCAGCTTCGATTGCTGGTCAGCAGGAATGTAGCCTTGATACTGCGCAAAAAGCTGTTGTGCGCCGTCTAGCCGGCCCTGCTGTATCTGTATGGCTATCGCATTGCCGAACGCCGTGCCGACTGCCTGCCGAACCATTTGCTGCTCGACTTCCGGCGGCAGTCCCTTGCGCATGCAGTCCTGATGAATGAGCGCCTGGATACGTCCAATGGACGCAGACGTCTGCTGCTGGTTGTACGGATCCAGATTTATCATGTTGGACTCTGAATCCATCGCAACTTTCAGCTGCGTTGACTCGTACTGGTTTATCTGCTGTTCCTGGTGGTGCTGTATGAACGTATCTGCCATCGCGCCAACCCTGTCGGCGTTCAGGTTGAAATAGCGTTTTCCGTAGTCGGAAAGCCCCTCAGTGTAGCGCGGAATTGCCTCATCCCACCAGCGGGACTTAAGCTCTTCCATGTTTATCGCGTTTGCGCCCTTAATCTGGCTCCACTCGCGTTGCTTCTCAATATACTCGGTTTGCAGGCGCGCTACGGCTTCCATGGCCTCCGCATGCTCGATACGGCGCTGGCGCGTGTAGAAAGCTAGACCCATGCCACCTAGCGCACCCAAGCCCTTGCCTAGGTTGCCTAGCCCTTCTGCGGCTTTCTGCTGTCCCTGCGCGGCCAGAACGCCGCCGGCATCGCTGTATCGCGCCGACACCTCTGTGCCAGGGACGTATACATTGCGGTCGCTGTTGTCTGTAGGCAAAGCCCCGCCGGCGGCCTTAGACGGAACGACCATGTTGCCGTAGATTGCCATTAGACACCCCTCAGATTCATTGCATTGCTACGAGCCGACTTTAAATCCATTTTGTTGTAGTTGGTGGTGAACTTGGCCCTGACGTATGGTCACCGTACTTGGCATCGAACTGCGCCCAAGTAGACCCAATGGACGCAATGCCACCGATGCCTTGGCCTATAGCGTTGAGCGTGGATGTAGAGCCAATCGCATCAGCCTGTGCCTGATACCCCTGCGCCTGCGAATTGTAGTTCCATGCCTGGATCTCGTTGTTATACGCCTTGTCGATTCCCATGTTGTAGGCGTTGATTGCGTCAAACTCGCCTGCAGCCTTAGTGTCTTCAGCTACGTCCTCAAATGAGCCTGAATCCACAGCAACGCCGGAAGCACCGGCCTGCGCCCTCTGCTGACCTATAAGACGCGCAGTCTTCAGCCTCTCAGCCTGCATTTGCTCATAGCCCTGCATACGCTGTGCGCTGGCCTGCTGCTCAGCTAAATCAGCATTGCGCTGAGCAACTTTGCTCTGGTACTCGGCCTGCGCCTGCTGCGCCTGCCCCTGCTTGATTGAGGAGTAGACGCCTAGGCCGGTGGAAATTGCTGTAGCCGCCAAAGATGCGACCATTAATGCAGTAGACGTTGCTGCCACTTTACACCTCCCCGAAATGCACCTCTGCCATGATTGAAACCACTCGCAAAGGAAGAGGCTTGTCTTGCTTAATCCAAATTGACGTGTCTGGATCTTGCCCTGCAGGAAGGGAAATTTCAAGATCTCCGCTGTACGGCTGACACGCTTCGCCCCACTTTTCCGGCAGGAATGGAAGCTCGTAGAAGTCGGCATTCTGCCAACCTTCGGGATCCCACATTCCATCGAGCTTTGTTGCGGCGTATGCACCGCCGACACTGCGATACATGCGCAAGACGCATTTGCCGTATGCGCGCCGTTTGCCAAGCGTTGTGCCTGTCTGCTGCATATCCGTTTCCATTGGCAAGGGACACATTGCAGAGACGTAGCCTAGGCCGACAATGGCCTTGGATGCAGGGAAATCCAGATTGAACGTGCCTGCGCTGGAAACAACATGCTCTTCCGGCGAACCGTCAGCAAGAACCTGTACGGTTTTGCCAGCGAGATGCGTTAGGCCGGAACAAACAACGCGCCTGCCGTTTTCGTCTGCGGTGGGCGTGAGGGTGATACCGGCGTCAACGTACCAGGCATCGGTAATCTGCGTGGCGTCCTTAAAGCGTGGCACCATGCGCTCCAGATAGTATTTTGTTGCGCCGTTGATGGTGCGTTGAACAACAAGCATGATGACGTCTTCTTCCGCACCGTTGATGACAGCGACAGACTTCACCTTTCCGTCAGTAACATGACGGCTCCAGCCGAAAACATTCTGCTCTTTCATATAAGTCAAGCTGAGCAGGACACCGTCATCGCGCACAGCCCACACAGTCGAGTTTGGTGACTGCTGATAGCACCACTGAAGAATTGAATGTCCTTCGACCAACTGAGGAGACAAGACGGACAAATCATTGCCTGCGTAGCCATCACTCTCCAGAGTGTAATATAAATCCCTGACATGAGAGCCGGCGCGCTGGCAATGCATGATAGACTGACCGATAATCAAAGGCTGCAAGTCCTTGCTTCCCCAATAGGACTGCACAGTTATCTGACAGTCGCTAGGCGTGATTGCAGCGCTTTTGCTTGCGGCGCATTTGAACTCTGCGCCTGCCGTGCCGATAAGCAAAGAGTCAAACGACACAAGCCATTTGACATCATCGACTGAACCGGATGCAAGGACGTATTCCAAAGCGTCATCGTCCTGCAACGGCATGCTTTTGCGGAAGCTTTCGTAGTCTCCAGTTCTTGATGCATAGATTGTTGCAGGGTTTTTGCTTCCACCGCCAAGCCACATGCGCTGTTGATGGAACGCAACTGAACAAGGATTGTTGCCATTTGCAAAAGGATTCCAATTCTTTTTCGGTGTCTGTGCCGTATCCGGCTCGTAGTTTTCGTCACGGAACACGCCAACTGTAGATCCACCCGTCCATTGCGCGGAAATTGACACACCGCCTGAAGAGCCGGAAGGATAGCTCCCGCCATTTTGTGACCCTCCCCACACTGTTACGTCAGCCGGCAGGAAAGTGTCTGACAGCGATGCCTTGCCTATGCACCACCATGCACCCGTTGCTGAATTGTACGCATAGTATTCCGCAGCGCCTTGAAAGACGGGAGAAGACCCGCCGGAAGCAAGCTTGTAGTAGGTGCTGTATGATTCTTCGTCATAGGTATTATACGTTTCTATGCGGTAATTTCCAAGCTTAGTGTACGCAACGCCATCAACTGTTATGCCTGAAACAGTCGCGTCCGTTGTCTTTGTGTCGGAAGTTGTGCCGATAAAGCCGTAGTAGCCTGCGCTTTCTCTGTAAACATTGTACTGCGTTGCGCCTTGTATCAGACCCCATTGTATCTCGACATAGTCACCCTGTATCCAGTCTGTGGGATAGCGCCCTCTGCACGACCCTATCTTGGACGCAACCGACTCCACGCCAGCTGCATCTACAGAGGTAACAACATACCTAAGCCTTGCACTTTCGTTGTCTGTTGAGCCGGTGCCAGAGCCACGATGCCAGTAAACGGCGGGCTTGCCTGGAGCAGGCAGGGAGGCGTTGAGCGCCACCGTGGAGATTGTCCAAGTGTATGGCGCACTTCCAGATCTGGTGATTTTGCGCAACGCATACTTGGGATGAGCGAGATACAGTACGTCAGCAACCTGAGCAAAGGATATGCCGTAGATGTGAGACATGTTGTACGGGTTACTCATGGTTGCCACAAGCAAACCATCTGCCTGCGCAATCTTTATTGTGCCAGACTGAAAAATCAAAACATAGTTGTTTTCTGGTTCAGTGTTAAACTGAAATGGCATGAGGGTTGAGTTTGCGCCCAAGTCTGCAATATATTTCGTCCCTGGACGTCTTTCCATATCACCGTGCAGATTAGGAACAAAATTACGGCACGTCTGCAGGAAGGAGCCGAACTTCTTCAAGTCGTATCTGGCGCAGAGCGTTGGCGTTACTTCGCCACCAGTAAAATTTCGGAATGCTATCCTACTCATCGCCTTCACCTACAAGCTGGTTGTGGAGAGCAATCAAAGCCGTGCAGACGCCAATAATCTGTTCTGTGTTCGTCTTCCTGCTGAAGTACAAGGTAAACATCTCACCTTCAAGATACTTCATCAACTCTTTGGGTGAACGTGTTTCAAACTCCAGGCGTCTCTTTATCTCAGCTGGCAGATCCATCACTTAACCCCTCTACCTGAAGCAACTTTCCGGCAGGCTCTGCTTCCGCAGCCGGCGCACCCTGCACCTTGCACAGCGCATTCAGCTTCGACACGCGCGCATCAACCACCGGAGCAGCGTACACGTTTGCCTTTTTCCATTCCTGATCCGATATCATTTGCGGAGTGAACTGCGGAACAAACACAGGCGAGAACCACTGATACAACACCTTCATGGGCTGTTCCGTGGCAACCTGAGGCTGCTTTATGCCTTCTACGACATAGACATACAGCTTAGAGCTTAAATCTTTCCTAGGAAATGCATGGTTCCAGAAGTCCACTATCTGCAGTGACTTGGGATCTGGAATGCCGACAGTGCTGTTGCTTGCCGCCTTCGCCAGCGTCCACTTGCAGTTACTCTCGTCTGTGAACGACTCGACCGGCGCAAAACCCTCAACCTGGTTCAGTCCCAAGCTCTGCATTTGCGGGAGAACGGGTTGCTGAAGGTAATTCGGGAGCAAACTGCCGTTAGGTGCCATGTAATTATTCAAGCCCTGCATACAGCCTCCAGAGATGCAGACATGCGCTTGCAACATGCACTAGCTCATGCATCTTTTCCTCTTTGGTGTTGGCGTTCAAGAATTCGGTGTACTCCATTTGCAGGATGCCCATTCTGCCGCCTTCATCGCTGGAGTATGCAGTCCATGTCTCAGGCAGATTGGCTAACGTCTTGGCACTTTGCGCCATAAACTCCCAATCTTGTGGCTTTTTCTGGACGATAGCCCAATCGAATTTATTTTCATGACCCTTGACGTCTGCGCCATGAACAACTTTCGGCGTATTGCCGTAGTATTGTTTCACTTGCTTTAGCGTCTGCTCACGCATCTCGTCAGCCGTTGGCATAGGCTCTTCCACTTTGTGCGCCTGATAGTGTCCAGGCAAGATAATCAGCATAGTCTACCTCCGTTTATTCAAAGGGGGCCGGATTGCTCCTGCCCCCTCATTATCGCTTAAACTTGTGCCGGAGGAAAGACTACGCACCCGCAGCAGGCGCGGTAGTAGTCTTTAATTGCGAGATAAGATAAAGCGTCTGCTGCTGGAGTTGTGCAGTGAGATTGTTCTGCGCTCGCTGAGCGGCCAGTTCATTTTGGCATTCATTAAGCTTGTCGCGCACCTGCTGGTCAGCAATCTGGCGCATGGTTTCCCTGTCCTGACAGCCCTGCTCGATGATGGTGGCCTTGAGATCTGCATGCTGATTCTGCAACTGGTTGGCAATCGCCTGCGCCTGGATGCGGTTCTCGTAGCCCTGCGCAGAAATATTGCCGTTCGTTGCACACAGACGGTCAGCCATCATCTGGGCGTTCTGCATACCCTGGATGTTGGCCTGATTAATCGCAGCCACAGTCTGATCGCCGGTGCTGTCAATTTCCTGAGACAGACGGCCTGCGGCACAGCAGATCTGCTGCTGAACGGCGTTCTGGCCCTGCAGCCCGGCGATTGTGTTGGCGTTGATGCCAGCCGTGACACCGGCAGCGGCACCAGCAATGCTTTGCTGGATGCCATTGGCAGACTGCAGCTGAGAGATCGTTCCCTGCTGCACCTGGTTGCCCACATTCTGGACAGCACCGGCGAGAGCAACGTCAGCGCCGGCCTGCATGGCACGACCGCCACCGCCCCAGCCACCGAAGCCGTTTCCACCCCAAATCGAGCCGAGAACAAGACCGCCAACCAAACCGCCGAGGCCCGCACCCATGCCACCAAAACCGCCAGTTTCAATCATGGCCGGTAATTGCATCTCTGCCATAATTCACCTTCCTTGTTTACTTGTTGCTGTTGTTGGTTAACTGGTTGACACGCTCGACAAGTATATCAATCTGTTCCTGCATCTTTGAGATGCGGGAGCGGAGATAAATGCACTCCATCGCTAAAGCTTCTTCGTATCGCACGTTCCACTTATCGCCAGCAGGTTTATTAAGCCTGCGTTCGATATGAGTTACTGCTTCAGCTACAACATCTCCCTTGTCGTTGTACGTCTCTGGAGAGTCAACAACCGTTTCTTCAATATATTCGTCATCCCATTCATCATGGCAAAGAATCCCATATCGACATGCGTCAATGTTTCTTTCCTCGAAAACAGCTTTTACCTTCTGCGCTATCAAGCCAGTGTGAAGTCGGGCATTTTCGCCTTTCTCCTTGACGGCATCAAGAAACTTAAACTGTCCCCATTGGACACTGCCCCATGCGTCAAGCACGCTTTGAGGCAGTTCCTCTAGTGTGGTTTTAAGCCGCTCATCAGAAGATGTGGCAATCGTCTGCCCATCCCACTTTAAAGTACCAGATGAAGTTCCTACTAAACTACATGATGTAGAACTATCTTTTGTAGTTAAAAGAAAAATTCCTGCTTCTGAAGGAGAATTTGCATCTCTTAAAGTTAAACTCGCTCCTTCAATAGTAGAATTTCCAGAAGGCGAATTAACGCTTAAAGTTATACCTCTGTAGTTTGTACCTGCACCTCTTCTGTATAAATATGCAAACCCATCACTGCCTTCAGCTACGCGCAACTTTTTCACAAGCAAATCACCAAAAATTCTCTCGATGGAACCAGTATAATTATTTACAATATCATATCCAAGAGATCTGTTAAGACGAACAACATCAAGTCTCGAACCTGAAAAGTTTTTTGTGCAATTTGTAAATGTAGGCGAAGAGTTATTATTTGTGACAAAAGAACCGCCTACAAGATCCACGCCAATACCAAAACTTTTAATGTTAATATTATTAACAATATCAATATAAGCACCTCTACCAACAATTATACCAATTCTATCTGATACTGTTGTTTTATTTTCTATGTTAGCTCCCAACAGCATATAAGAATTATCAACATACAAAGCACATTTTTCAGTTGTTTCATTTGTAGCTGTTAATTCTACAGATACGGTCTCAGACCATAACTGAAAAGCCTTGCTGTTTTTTATTATAAGAGGCCCTACTTTCGCTGTGGGATTGCTTTCAACAGCATCAGAAGTAGTAAACGTCACCTTTGTTTTAAAACCAGATATTTCGTAACTTTTATCTGAAAAATCTCCGCTTAACAGAAACAATAATTGCCCATTGTAGAAATTCAATTTATCTACATTTCGTGCAAAAACAATCGCATCTTCTAAATAGTTAAACTCATCACCTTTATGTCCAGATCCAACAAGCTTATAGGATGACGTTAAACCACCAACTGTTATGCTTTGACGTTTTTTGCACCACAAAGGAGCATCGTGTACTAGGCTTCCAGCACAATCGTCTACTTTTTTGTCAATCAAAGTAATATCATCGGCTGGCATAATCCTGTTGTTGTCAATCTTTATTTTATAATAGTCATACCTTTCCCCATAAGAACTGTTTACACCAACAAGAAAGTCATCGTTATATACAGAAAGGTTTTCAACTTCTCTATAAATATCAAGAAGCCACGTCTGTGTATACTTCCCATCAACACCGAATTTTACAATATAGTTGTGGTACTCTGCTGGAGATGTTGAATTATTCCCAAAAATAAAACCATAAAGTTCGCCATCTTTGAAACATATATCTTGTAGAGACATTCCTATACCACTAGGATGCTCAATATTACATGTTGCTACTTGAGAAAAACTACTATTTAATACATGCAAAAATCCATCTGTATAAGAATTTATATAGAAAAAACCATTTTTTTCATTGTACGCTATGCCACTACCGTTTCCAACAGATTCCGAAATATCGTAGACTGAAACAGTCTGCAATGTTTGCATATCTATTTTGTAAACATTAGCATTGCTTTCAATTCCAGGCAAAACATAAAGATAGTTGCCATCGCAAGTCATTGAGTTTGCGTGGCCTAAATCAGTGTGTTCTACAACTGCAAGAGAGTTTTCATTAGAATCTAGAAAATCAATATACCCTGTTGACAGGTTGATTCTTTGTAAGACTTGTGATGTGTTTTGATTGTCTGTTACATAAACGGAATACAAAAAACCATCATAGCATACAGAACCATTTAATGCATAGGTCGTATATGTTGGCTCGTCATGTACAAAATGAACTGTGTTTGGTTTTTGTTTAAAAGTCTTTGTAACATCTTCTATTTCTATGTTTTGAATTGTTGTCTTCCCGGCGAAAATGCTTTCTCCGTTGTTGTCTGACTTGTACAGTCCTGCATTAAAAATTATAGGAGAATTAGGGTTGTTTGTCTTAAATGTATTTATTGCGCCTATGGAGCTTGTGTCTTCTGTTTGCCCGTCTCCTTTTGCTCCAAAGTCCTTTGCGCTGAAAATATCTGTAAAACGATCTTTAAGATAGCGTGGCTCAGTAGCGCCAGTTGCCGTGATCGGAGTGAGTTTAGGATAACCCATGTCTTGTCCTCCCTGCGCGGCTCCTAAGGCCGCCGAAGCTCCAGCCATTGCCATGCTCAAGAATTTACGCCGTTCCATGTTGGCCCTCCTTTCGGGGTTGTTTTCCCCTCAGGATGAGCCTTTGGCAGACGCCAGGCAACAGGCTTGTTACGATGCTCTGACGGCAACGGCGGCCGCCGTGATGGTGTCCCCTGCGGGGATGTCGTACGAAAATTCGATGGTGGTATCTGTTTTGTCCGTGTACTGCGCTCCAGCATCACACAGTACCCCGTTATGGAAGACTATGAGCAGCCCCTGCCCCACGGCATGCTCCGGCACCGTTATCGCCGTGCCTGCGGAGACGGCAGAAGAAAACACCTGAGTCGTGCGGGCAAAAGATGTTTCAGCCGGAAGAAGGTCTAACTTGACCTTGTCTTCCTTACTCATCAGTCCATCTAGCTCTTCAGTTGCCGTGCCACCACCAGCAAGATGTCCGATCCATACGTTTATGGTGTCTCCGGCGTTTAAATCAACGAGCGTAGTAAAGACAGAGGACCTGCTGTCTTCGGTGCCTTTCTCGTCAAACTGCTTTGTGCGGTACTGGCGCACTCCATTAACAGACACTTGCATGTGATGCCTGCCAACGATGTACCAGAGCGGAGAAATGTTTATATCGGTGTCTGCGGGGATTCCATCAGTGAGAGTCCAGTTCATCTCCATGCAGCCGTTGCCATGTTCTGTGTAAATGCTGGCAATCGCGCTCTCAATGCGTTGTACCTGATGTTCACCCTCATCCCCAACAGCCTCAACAGCCTCTGCACGGGCACCAGCAATCGCCTCTAGTGCCAGTGGTCGTTCAGCCATGACTTCAGCATGCATGCTTACTACGGCGTCATGCTTCGACACGGTATCTGCGTGAGCAGCGTAAAAGTCTGCAGCAAAGTTTTCCGGCGTCCTGTTAGACGTCAGCGGCACCTTAATTGCCCTACCAATATCAAGCCTTAGATCCTGCCTTTCCGCGCAGTCCTGGTCGAAACGGTCTTCGACTTCTTCACTGTCAAAGCGCGTGCCGTTGCGGTAATCGTCCTCTTGAATGTACGGCATGTTGCGCCTGAGAACGATAACAGTACCTGACGCAGGAGCAGTAGAAAATGTTACATTACCGCCGGAAGCAGTCAGCGATACTGTGCATTGCGCCGAAACTTCCTGCTCTGTCGTGCCGTCACCGACATACACAAGAATCTGGTCAGCCTTCCAGATTTTGAACGTAAACGGAAACTGCGTAGTTGCGCCGTTTCCTATGTACCGATTTTTATTGATGGTAGATTCAAGCGTCATCTCACCACCTCCCCCGCGCCAGCAGCCATGAGTCATCAGGCTTTCGGTCGTAGCTCTCTGAATCGTCCGCACCCTCAGCAACTGGAATGGCGGCCTGGTACATCTGAACAAGACCGTTGAGCTTGCCTTCACCCTTGCAAAGAGGAACACATATCAGGCAAGCAAGTTTTCGCGCCATAGCAACACAAAAGGCGTCATCCCATGTTGTAATGTCTTCAACGTCCACCACTGCATCGACCATCGCCTGCTCAACATCGCACAGCAGCATCTCGCCTTCGTCGCCACGCTGAATTGCATACGGTGTTTTGTTGACGCCCCTGCGCCTGCCGTCATGGACGCGCACGACCTTGAGGACTTTGTCGGGGATGCCGTAGCAATGCGTCCATTCCTGCGCGTAGACGTCAGGAATCTCTTTTTCCGGCAGACGCAGACGCCTCACGGCAAACCGATACGGATAGTCGCGCAGGGCTGACCGGCGCGCGCGATCCCACATCAACTCGCATTGAATGGCCTCAGGCGTTCGCTCGTTTGGTGACCCGATGGTGCGCGTTCCCACAAAACCTAGCGCCTGGTTGTAAATCTCTAGCCGGTTACTGGTGGACGCCATGGCTAGCCCTCAGTCTCAGGTTCTGGCTCTGGCCTGAGAGCCTCAATCGCCGCTTTGACGGTGGTGCTTTCCGTTGCATCAGTCCATGAACCGATGGCAGCCTGCACCGCCTCCACGCCGTCTCCAGCCGATTCTACGGCGGTATCCACCCCATCCAGTTTGGCCTTTAGCTGTGCCATCATCTCAGCAAACATCATGCCGAACTCGCCGTTGAGCTTAAAACCGCCAAGGGAAATGTTTTGCTTGGGATCCGCGCTCCAATCTGAAACAGCCATTGTCACCCCCCTATGCCTGCTTCCGTGGACGGCCTGGACGCCGGCGCTCTGCCGGTTCTGCTTTGGGCTCAGATTCCGGCGTCTCAGGCTCGACAGCCTCCATGCAGGCGGGGAGAGTTTCAGAGTTGACATTATGCCACTCGAAAACCTCTCCCGCCTCACGGAATTGCTTTTCAACGTAGCAGGGTTCTTTAGCCCTGACATGCATATTTGCTACTCCGCAGTACCCTTATCAATGTAAAGGCCGCTGACATAGGGCAGATCATCTTCCCTGACAACGGCGGCAAATAGCTTTCCAGCCGTAAACGTGCCAGTTTTAGAGACGGTGATCTTTATCCACGGCTTGTCTATCTCGCGCGGGAGCCAGCGGGGACCGACACAAAGGCCGGTCTGAAGCTCAGCAAGAGTGACAGTCCAGGAAGGGCCGGCGGCGTTGAACGTGCCGGTCTGTGTGTCGCTCTGAGAAAAGCCGATGGTCAGGCTGGTGCCACCGGCAACGTCACGGGTGGCGCGAATGGCAACGGGTATAGGTTCCTGACGCCCAGGCTTTTTAAAAGCACTGAGGGCAATTGCAACCGGCGTCACGGTGCCGGAGAGCGCCTGAGAATCAATGGAAACGAGATTGTCATCAATGAGCATTGTTGTTTCTCCCTTTAGGCAACCACGTCTTCCGTGCCAAGCAGGCAGTCACACTGACGGATGGGCCTGCCGTGGAGGAAGGGAACGTTCTTGCTGTCAAAATACTCGCCATACTGCAGATGGACATTGCCCTTGTCGATGGACTGCAGCTCAAGGGCGGTGAGAACATCAGAATTGACGTACCACACAGCCTTACCACGCATCTGTTCGGGCATGATATTTTTCGCCTGAATGGTGAGTTTCTGAAGGTCAATGAAGCCAGTTTCACCAGCGCGCTTCATCAGATTGGCAGTCGGAATGTTGCAGATGCGAACAACGGCGCGCCAATCGCGAACGGCAAGACCGCAATCCCAACCATAAAGGTCACCAACGCACTGGAATTTATTGCCGGCAGTGTCGGTGGTCATATAGGTGCCAAGGTCTTTGTGGGAGATGCCAGCCTTAGAACCCTTGGGATAGAGACCATGGACAGTGTCGGAACCCCAACACACAAGCCACATGGACGTGTTGGCGGCAGAAGTAGAACCGCCGGCGCTGATGACATGCGACTTGGATACATCAGAATAACGGATAGCAAAGCCGTTAAATTCGTCCGGTGTAGTGTCGTTAGCGCCATAGAACAGGGTGCGCGCGACTTTCTGCCTCATCGCCTCCATGAAGGATTTGCCTTCGCTGAGCCTGAAAGCCCTAGCCTTGTCACCGTAGAGTTCAACTTCCTTGATATCAAGCTCCTGACGGGCTTCATACATGGAGGTAACTTCCTTGACTTCACTCCACTGCCCCTTGGAAGGCGGGGTACCGCGATAGAGACGGCGGTAGTAAATCGTCGGAAGACCAGTACGAATGCGCGTTTTATGACCGTCAGACTGATTGCTTTCCATCCACGGAATGTCGGAAAGAATGTCATTGGTCATGTTCATGAGTTCGAGAGTCTCACCCACGCCGTCTTTCTGGCCTTTGTACCAGTCTTCAAGCTCGGCAAGGGTATGCACTAAACCAAGTTGATAAGCCATAATCAGCCCTCCTTAGACTGTCATGTTCGGCCACATCCTTTCTTCAAGGGGCCGTTCCCTGCCGCTGCTTTCGCCACGGCTACCGATAAATTTGTCTTCACCCATTGCGCGGCCCACACGGGCTATAACGCGCACCACGTCAGGGTGATAATCAGCATGCATTTGTTTGAGCAGGGTGCGGAGTTTGCCGTCCTGGTCGAAAGCATTGAGCGCCTTGCGCGAGTCGGCAACGGCGGCTTTCCAGTGACTGCCGCCAATTTCAGGATCTTTGAGAATCTCATCCTGCCACTGCCTAATCTGCGCGCTCTCCTGCTGTGCCTGGAGCTTGCTGACATCAGACGCAAAACCTTTATGCCAGTTCAGCATGGCCTCTGCCTGCTTCTTGGAAAGACCAGCTTCTTTGCAAGCCTTAGTAAAGCTGTCCAGATTTTCCTGCGGAACAGCAAAATCCTCAGACGCCTCCAGCTTGTAGTCCTCAGGCTCAGCCGGCTTTTCGGCGTCCTGCTGGCCTTCTGGCGCGTTTGCGTCAGCTGGCGCGGTAGTTGCCCCGCTATCTCCTGCCTGTGCGTCCTGCGCCTGCTCAGCGCCCTCTACGGGTGCCTCATCAGCAATACTGTCCATAGGCGCATCTGCCACGCTTTCCATGGCAACTTCTTCAGCCACGTCTATCCTCCTTAGTGTCGTCCATTTCACAGACAGCACCGGCTATGCCGGCCTCCCTGCAAATGCTGAAAATCTCC